TGCACCACCACCGAACCCTCAACAAGATTTAGTACGAGTAATAGATCATAATTTTCCCAAGGTATCATGTTTTCAATCTGTTGAGCTGGCTATTCACGATACTAATCAACCTGGTGCTGCACTGTTGAGACAGGAATTTGAAGAGTTCTGGAACGATAAATTTGATTCGTTCAGTTCTCGACGGGTTATGATGACGACGCTTTTGTTTTGTTTTATTTTTCTTTGCGTCGCCGTCTTTGTAGATATAATGAGAAATCAGTTTGGCATTGTACCATATCTAATCATATTCTGTATCTGTATCAACATTTATTTCATTTTAAATTATGTAAGACCAAATTATCTACTTACTTTCTTAGAATTACATAATTTAAAGGTTATGGATCACCACATCACTCATTTGGCTCCTTTGTGTTTTCTTAATAATATGAGAATGAGTGAGTTGCGGATTAATGACGCTGATATTGTTAATACAGCATATCAACGGTTTGAACTGACGATTACGACCAGTTCAGCTAATTTGTCGATCATTCCAAGTTATAAACGTAAATTTGAATTAGCTGATCTCTCTCGTGTTCACGTCAGAGCAATTGTATATAGTGAAGATATGCTGCATCGGTTAATGCAATATACACCTACTATGGCGTCATTTACTGATAATGCTCATCAGCAAGTTAACCGGTTGTTGACTGTTCTGAATTTACCTCCTAATCTGTATGAACAGTATCGACTTGGTACCTTAGCCGCCATGAAACAATATTTAGAGCTGAAAGAGCAGTTCGAGCACGCTAATTTGCGTTTAAACGCAAATTGACCCAATTGACTTATAGATTATGGAGTGTGGGTTATCGAGACACTGAAATCAAAAGTTTACCAATTGCACCTCTACGAAATGATTTTGATTTCAGAATTTCAAGAAACTGTACAAATCTGCGATGTATTGTAGCCGCTCAGATAGGACCTCATTTTATAGATCGAGCTTTACCGATTTGTGATATTAATGATCAACATACATTAGTACATGGTCTTTGTTGTCGAGTTGGCTTTGAACATGGAAGAATGCCGACCGATTTATATCGATCTCTGCGTGGATTTGTCAGAAGATTTATCAGACGCCACTTGAAACCCCTTCCACCAGGAAGTGTCTCGTTTAGTAAATGGCTAGAAAATACATCATATCCGAAATGGAGGAAAGATGAACTTACATTGATTTATGAGAGGTTTCATTCATTGCGACCACATAAGCCGAAAACTAGCGTCACAGGATTTATCAAGTTAGAACAATATGACGCATTTAAACCAGCTAGAATGATATGCTCACGGCATGATGAGTTTAAGTGTTATGCTGGTCCTTTCTCTCAAGCGATAGAGAAAGAAGTTTTTGACCTTCATTATTTTATCAAGCATATACCAGTG